TTATTTACCTCATTACTTCTATCTCCTAAGCGCGGCAGGTGCGACCGCTTTACCGCGCTTCCTGTATCGGAATAATTTCCACTCGCCTCACCAATGATGGCGGCATAGACGTATTGCAACGTCCAGTGGTGTAGGACTAAAATCTGCTTTGAGTTAATATTCTGTTTGGATAGGATTAGGCGGCACCATAGTTCCAGTTCGCATCCCCAGCCGAATTGTTCAGATTCAGCGCGCGCAAGCCAGCTTTGGAACCGTTACTGCAATTGCCGAAACGTAGAGCCACTGCCCGCAGGTGACGCAGATTTAAGCCCCTGTATTGTGGGGGAATGCCCCCACACCCCCTATACAGCTACGCTGGCAGGTGGCAAAAGAAGTGCGGCGGCACCATAGTTCCAGGACGCAACCCCAGCCGAACCGGACAGATACAGCGCGCGCAAGCCAGCCATGGAACCGTAACCGCAATTGCCGAAACGCAGAGCCACCGCCGTTGTTGTCGTTTTCTGATATAAAACGTCGCATCCGCCCATCAAAGTGCTGCCCTTGTACGGATATACAGGCACTGCACCATATCCCTGCACGACTGAGTATTTGTGTGGGTAGAATGTTCCTGTATTTTCCGAGCCGTCATCTTTTAGTATTTTTGGAAGTGTGATGCCGGTGTCAGCGTAAGTGTCGCCGGTCAAGTCATAAGTATAGTTTTTGCTTACCTTATAGCGTCCGTTTACCAATAAAAGATACGGGTCCCTCATCCACTGCTGGCATGTTCCCAGAACAATGGAGTGAAGTATCTTGTTAAGACTCTTGCCGTCTGATGTGCCATAGAACTGACCGCCGCCTACAACTGCATTCTGTTTTACACCCATGGTAGGTGTTAAGCTGGCATCATAGCCTGACGAATTGCCGTATCCGTAAGCTTCCTGCAGGTTTGTTGTCTTTGCGAACATGATAAGCAGGTCAGTTAATGTGTTGATAATCGGACCGCCGAAGAACTTCGCCCTGCTGCCTACTGCATCTATGGCTGTCTTTTCCTGTGCTGTGGTGTTGTTATAGCAAGGCTGCACTCCCGATATGCTCTTCATTTTTTCATTTACGATTGAGCCATAGAACATCGGAAGCCATATGCCTTCCAACTCGTTTCCGTCCGGGTCAATGAAGCCTACGGGTTCAAAACCATCTTTTTTCTCGAAAGAAAATTTGACGATTCTGCCATCTCCGATTGACTGCTCATACTTGTAAATCTTCTGAGCCCATGAGAATGCTCCGCCATCATAATCTACATTTGCCACATCTGAAGCGGTTCCATCCTCACGCTTGGTGTAGTCGTTTTCGTCAAGCATATAGTCCGGGGTACCGTCTGACTTGACCATGTAAGGTTTATTCGCCTGAAGGAAACGGAAATCGCCCCAGGAACCGTAGTTTGCCTCGCCTGTGGACTTGTTTACCGTTAAAGGCGTGTAATTTTTATTTATGCCGATATACTCAATCCTTGCCGATGGTGATAAGGTTGAGTAGTGCTCTATGAAACCATATTCGCCCTGCTCCGATAAGATTGCGTAGCACTTATCCAGGGTTTCTTTATCTGCTATGAATGTTTTTGACATTAGTTAAACCTCCTCGTAAAACATGTTGCCATCCTCAATTCCGAAGATGTATTTGTCACCGGTTTTTGAATCAGTAAAGCGAATATGCTCTATGCCGCTGTCATTATAGTCAAAAAGTGAATTTAAACCTGCAATCTCACTTTCTAATTCCTGGATATCTCCGATTGTCGCATAGGCTCCCGGTGACACCTCCAATGATACACTGTCCGCATTTCCTACAGTGGTGTAAAGCTGTATAAATGCAGCTGACACCGTAATGCTGTTATAAGCAGGCATATAGCAGTTTCCTGATGTTTCAATGCAGGCGGCATATAAAATCTCGCCTTTGTCCGGGTCTTTGGCGTATAAACCTAGTGTGTTCATATAGTACCCACTTTTAAGCTCTGCATTTGAAAATCCGGCTTCAACCCTGATTGCTACATCGTTCGTGCGTGACACCTTAGAGACAAGTGTTGTCTGTTTTATGTCACTAAGCGATGTTAAGCTCTGGAGCTGATTCTCGGTGTACTTTGCCGAGGATGAGCAGACTTTTGTAAAGTCAATATTTCCCGTCCCGGCAATCATCTTGGCCATAAGTGCCTGACCAGCATTTGTGATGATTAGTTTTGAATACTGTGCCATTTCTTCCATCCTTTCTTTATCTATGTTGTTTTTATCTCAATAAAATCCACGCGCACCACACCAGATGCTGTTTTGACATCTCCGTCCGCCTCGTAGATTTCATTAAAATCCTCTGAAACAGTTACCACTCCTGTATCTGTAATTCCGCCGCGAATATTGGCAGTTCCGTAGGCAGTCATGCTCTCCCGGCTGTCATTTGTTATATTTAGCATATCAGTGTGAATGGTTCCTCCGCCCAAAGCGGCAGCTCCTTCAATTCCATATATTTCCCTGAAATCGTTTGTGATAACGAACTTGTTGCAAAAACATACGCCTCCTTGGAAAAGCGCATACCCTCTGGCAGTGCAGGGGATGTTGTTTCTCGAATCCACGACTATATTACAGGGGAGCATGGTATTTATGATGTCCTCAAGTTCTTCAACCTGTCCATACAGTTCAAGGTCCGTTTCAAGTGTCAGTGTATATCCGGTTTCAAAGTTGTTTGTCAGTGTGAAATCAGCGTCACCGCACAAAACCGTAAGCTTTTGCAAAAGGACCTTCATGGTATATGGAATCTGATTAAACCACTTGCTTCGCACCCTGGAGCGTCTGCTTTCAAGCGTGTCATTGCTTTCAGGATAAATGTCAAGCAGCTTTTCAAACCTTGAAATCCCATATTCATCCGCAGTAGCAATAAAGCGGTTGTTCAGTGTCCTGTCAACCGCCCTCCACGCTATATCAAATTCCTGGTTTACGGACTTTAACGCTGCAACAGGCTCAATATACTCCTGCATAAACTCCGGAAGATATGAAACAAGGTCAACATCTCTTATCAAGCCGATACACCTCCAATCACTGGTATTTCATATGCACCGAGTGTCAGATTGTTTGTGCTTCCGTTTATTTTGGTATCCGCTATGTCTGTCACACCTTTAATTGCAAGTATCCGCGACTCAATCTGACTTATACGGACTACTGTGTATGACGAATCCGCCCATCCTTTTCTTAATTCCAGAAGATAAGAATCCACTGCATCTGTTATGGAATTTCCAAGGTTGGACCAGTTATAGCCTTCATCAAAGGTCAGTGTTATTTTTACCTGCACAGTCACAGGTGTTGCACTTCTTACCGTTACAACATGTCCAATCGGCGCCAGACCGCTTCCCTCCCCGGCATAAAGTTCAGGGTCAAGTTCTTCCTGTACCGCATTGATAAGTGTCGAGGTAGCTTCACCGTAATCATCCGAGTCTACAATTGTAATCAGCACCGTACCGCCAACGGTAAGTTTCTTTTCAACTGCTGCCATATATACCTTTGAAAGCCATAGTGCAACATCTGCATCCAGTGTACCAATAACCGATTTGTACCACGTTGTTACCTTATCAGCCGGTATAAGCTCAGCCGGGCGGATGTCGCTGTTCCAATTTCTTGTAACCTTCAAAGCACCCACACCGTTGATTTTCCTGACAGTTTCGATATAATCCTCACGATTACCGCCAAAGGTGCGTTCATTAAAGGAGTCAAAATAACGCTGTCTTAATACCTCAGTATCCTCTTCATCCTCGCCCGGTATCAAAACCTCTGTGAGTGTCGCTGTCTGCAGCCCGTCAATATACTCTATGGGTATCATATCCCCTAGATACTGATTTCCAATCACTCCCACAGATTCGCACTGTACCTGGTACTGACCGTCTGTAATCTTTTCTGTCACTATGTAATTTATCTCGCCTATATTGAAGCGTTTTCCTGTCACGTCTATGTTTGCCGGGGTAAACTCACCCTTAAGCACTGCGTTAGTTGCAGCCTTAGGCGTAATGCCCCGGTCACCACAAAGCAGTATGAGAAAATCCCTTGCCGCTGTGTCACCGTAGCTGTTTGATACAAGGGATTCCAGCTCAATATACAGAATCTGAAGCTCCCATGCTGTTGCGCTGTGTGTGTCATATATAAGCGAGCTTTCCCGCTTATCAAGTTTGTTCGATACCCGGTCAAGCATACGGGCAAGAATCACGTCATAAGACTGATTTTCATACATCAGATATTCACCGCCCTTTCTGCTTCAATATCTCCATATATGGTTTTTACGGTAAAAGATGTGTGGATTACACCCTTCACTGATGTGTCATGTGCAAAATCCGTCACTTCCTTTATCCTTTTATCAACTGAAAGTGCATCCTTTATCCTGCGTTCCAGCTCAGGACAAACCCATGTTACCGGCTCACCGTATAAGTCAAGGGTTTCTATCCCGTAATTCTGTGAGTAGATAAGGTATTGATACCTCTCAGTCTGGAGTATCCTGAAAACTGTCTGCTTCATAGCTTCCAGCTTGTCGCAAAATCCCCTGACTGTGTTTCCATTAAGGTCCATCTTATAAGTAAGGCTTGGCTGTTCTTCAATCTCAAAATCCTGGTCTAAAAAACCAACCGTTGAAGGTATCATGCCATCCTGTCAAGTACTATGTACTTTTGTCCTTCCTGCTGCCTTATAAGAATAACCTTGTCACCATTTGCCAAGCCATTATGTATGGTGATTTCTTTCTTACCGGAAACATCATGCTTATGTGATGAAGCTGTCTCTGTTGCCCAGGATACCGTTGCGCTAGTTTTAAAGTCTGTCACATTCCGGGCAAGGATGAGCTGCGCTTCACCCAGCACCATTTTCTGTTCGACATTGATTTTCAACGGGCTGGCAGATACTACCACGCCGAAAAATACATTTACCGGCTTTGATGCATCCACCGCTTCCACAGCCGCTTTTTTCAACGCCTTTACTAATTCGTTTGCATCAGGCAACAAACTCACCCCCTCTTAATGTTAATTCCATCCAGTGCTCGCTTTCCTTGTATGTGTGGGTGCATTTTTCGACAAGCATGAAGTTTTTCACGCTCATATCTCCAAGGCTCAGATTGACAACCACCATTGAACCAGCTCTTACCCTATTATCACCAATGGCATTTTTTATTGTCAGCTTCCTTGTCTTTTTGTTGTACAGCTCCAGAAGTGCGTCAGCCTTGGACTGACCATTTTCTCCCTCCTGCAGCGTATCAAAATACTGTAAAACGCCCCACCTGTTAATATTTGTTCCATCCTGGGCAATATACACGTCCCTTGTTCCTGTATCATCATTGTCATATGTGAGTTTTATTTTGTTGTATGTATCTGAATCAATGGATGAGGTATAGTCAAAGTTCTCTCCTGTCTCCTCATCAATCATCAGGTACCCGGACTGATTGTCTCCCACATACATATCACCTATGAACTTTAATGTAAGCTGACCAAAGTCATCATACAGAACGAACACATTGCCCATATTGGTAAGTTCAAGGTCAAGGGCGTTTTGTATCATTTCAAAAAGTGATGTGTTTTCCTCTACCCTTGACGGTATGGTGTAGCTGCACGCCGCAATCGTACCTATATTCAGCTTGTAATCATCTGCAAGCGACTGGATAAATTGCGATGCTGTCATGTTTTCATATACTCTTGTGTCCTTGTTCTTTAAATACCGGAGCTGGTCATACGCTGTGATTGTCACAATCCCGTCCTTACTCCTCTGCTGTTTGAATACAAAGCCAAAGAACACCTTGTAACCATCATACCGAAACCTTACCGGGCTGCCTTCTGAGATATCCAGCACGCTGTCATATATAATTTTGAAGGTCAGTTTTCCCGGTGTTCCGGTGCGCTCTGTTACCCACTCAATGCCTTCCTGCACTACTGGTTGGAATACCTTTGAGCCGGTTTCATCACCAATCAATAATTCAGTATCCATTTAACCACCGCCTTACTCAAAGGTACCTTCATCCACCCAGCCATATACATTTGATGTTGAATCTGTATGTATCAGGTGGTATGGATGCACTCCGCCATTTCCTTTGCAGGTCTTATCCAGCGTAATTTTCGCCTGTCCGGCTTTTGCCGAATATCCCTGTGCGCCAGAGTAGCTGCTGACGTAGTGAGTGCCGCCCTTGAAGTTTACAATATCGCCTGCCTTATATTCTGTCGTTGCCGGTGGGTCTGCTGCCCTTGTCTCCTGCACAACAGCCTTAGGCTTTGAATCAGACATGGTAATATTCACCGTCTTGGTGCCATAATCCCGGTACTGTTTCAGTTTTATCTTCACAGTAATGTCAAAGCCCTCACCAGCATCCTCTGTGATTTTGTAATCCTCCATCGACACTTTTATGTTTGTATTAAAAAAAGCATTTCCGTTGGGCTGCCTTCTACAGACAATGAACTGGAATGCTTTCTGCTGTGTTTTTAAATTTTCAAAATAATTCAGGAAATAGCTTGCTCCCTGGAATCCCGACTTATAAACTGCAAACGGGTACCGCACCTGAGGTATTATGCACTCAAACTCTATGTCCGACAGTTCGGCTTTTTTCAGGATGTTAATCTCGCCCTCATTCATAAGCGTCACTGTCTTGTTGGCATTGTTTACCGTTATTTCCAGTTTAGAAGGGGTTACAGGAAGCAAGCACCTGTCCAGGTAGAAATCATAACCTTTTGCCATCTAGTGCACCCCTTCCGTTATGGTATCAACCGCTTCATTCACTGCCCCTGTCAGACCGTCAATCACTCCATCCAGGTCCATATCACTTGATATGTTATTATTATTGGTCTGCTCTATGGTTATTTCTGCTGTTGTAAATTTATTTATGGCATCCTGCTCTGCTATATCACGCAGATACTTTAAATCCTCGTTTGTTATATCCAGTGCATCACTTATGGAGTCTGCACTTCCGGCTGTGGATGCTGCCGAGTCCCCAAGGCCAGAGGAATCTATTCCATTTGCCACCGCATTTGAAGCTACGTCCGAAAAGCCGGATGTATAGTCACTCACATTCGGAAGGCTTGATGCTGCATCTGTAAAATCTGTCAGGCTGGAA